TAAGCCACGCGGCGCTTGCCGGCGATGTTGCTCTTGTGGGTGGCGTAGTATGCACGGCGCTTGGCGGCCAGGTTGTTCTTGTGTGCCTCGCGGTAGCGGCGGGCAGCTGCCTGCACCTTGTTCTTGTGCTCGGAGTAGTACTTGCGGCGAGCGGCGGCGATGGCGTTCTTGTGGCCAGCGCGGTACCGGGCGGCAGCGGCGCGCACTGCGTTCTTGTGGCTCTCGCGGTACTTCTTGGCGGCGGCGCGCACTGCGTTGGCGTGCTCGGTGCGGTACTTCTTGGCGGCAGCGCGCACTGCGTTGCCGTGGGCTGCACGGTACTTGCGGGCATACTCGCGCACCTTGTTGGCGTGGGCTGCGCGCCATGCACGGGCACGGGCGGCAATCTGGGCCTTGTGGCTCTGGTAGTAGGCCTGGCGCTTGGCTGCCTTGTTGGCCAGGGACATGCTGGAGCGACCGCCATACAGGGCACGGAGGGCTGATGCGTTCATGACTGGGGAGGACATTTAACATTACCCTGGAAAAAAAATTTGACGCGGGGTTATGAAAAAGAGGCTATTGGAATAGTTAAAGCAAATTATTATCCGAATGACACAATTTAGTTGTTGCGGAAGTTGTGGCTATTGCCCACCTGGAGTTCCATCTGGTACACCTCGTAGAGGTTCTTGTATGCTGAGGAACCCTTCTTGGGAAGAGGCTTGAAAGCTCCACCTGGGTTATAGTATCCCTCAGACTTGCACGCGCGACGCCAAGCTGACAATGCTGGACTCTGACGAGCCTGCTGGCTTTTGATCTGACTCTTCGGCATTTATTACACTTAGCTGCTAAAAATTTTGCGGATCGCCTGGATAGTCATTTGTCCCTTTTTCGCCGCCGGAATCTGGTTCGCCAGCCTGGGGTCGTTCAACACCTCTGCGCAAATCGTCGACTTGTGGCCCTGCAACTCCATCATACTTTCTTCGATGCTTGGGAGGCCAGCCTCGCCTGTGTAAACCAGCTTGCGAATCACCACCTTCTGGGTCTGACCCGTCCTGTGCGCGCGCGCAATAGCCTGAAGCTCCGTCGCAGGATTCCAGGATGGCGCGGTGATGTACACGCGCGTCGCCTCCTGGAGATTCAGACCCACTCCACCCGCCTTGATTTGGATGATAAACACACACCCATTCTTGCTTTCACGAAACGCTTCTATGCGCGACTGGCGCGCATCCTGTTCCACCTGACCGTCGATGCGATAGCACTCGATAGTGCTCTGTGCGAGGCGCTCCTGAATGGTATCCATCTCACCCTTGAACTGACAAAACACCAGAGTCTTTTCGGTTGGGTGAGTTGCGATGAGCTCAATCAGAGTATCCATCTTTTTCGACCGGGCTGTGAAAATCTCAGGATCCACCTCATCCTTCATAGCGATACCGTCGAGGTATAGCTGGGGCCAAATCATCGCCTGGCGCGCGCGCAAGAGGCACTCGATGAAGATCATCGCGTGGCGGCCTGGGTTGTCCGACTTCATGATGCGCGCGATAGTCTCCTGGCCATCCTCGAAAGCCTCGCGATAAATCTGCTTCTCCTCCGGATTCATGTCCAGCTCGACGTTTGCAAAGTCGCAGGTGGGCAGAGCCAGTCGCGGGTTGAACTCGGAGACATCCTCCTTGGTCCGGCGCAGAACGAGCTTGTCGCGAATCTGAGATGTGTAGCCCTGCACCATCCGCTTTTCAATACCCACGATGTTGCAGAGGGCGATAAAGTCGCGGATGGAGTTGAAGACGGGGGTGCCGGTGACAATCCAGCGGATGCGCGCAGCCAGGGAGCGGACGTTGATGTGTGTCTTGGACTTGGGGTTGCGAACTTCGTGGCCCTCGTCGAGGACGATCCGGTCCCACGAGATGTTGTGGAGAGGAGTGGTGAGACCGACGCGAGGGGTGAGGAGGCCGTAGGATGTGATGACAACCTCGAAGCGGCGGAGAGTCTCGGCACTGGCGGTGCGATTCGCGCCATCCCAGACGTGAACTGTAAAGTCTGAGAAGCGACGAATCTCCTCGCTCCACTGACGGATAACCGACTTGGGAGCGATGATGAGGGTGCGCGCGTGCCGGTTGCCCAGCATAGTCGCAATCACCTCCACAGTCTTACCGAGACCCATCTCATCGCAAAGAAAGCCGCCACGGGGGCGCTCCTCACCCATTTCGCGCTGGAGCATCCAAGACACACCATCGCGCTGGTAGGGTCCGATAAGGCGCCCGCACAAGGCAGCTTCGGCACGGGCTAGGGCCATTTTGAGTTTGCTAGAACCAGCCCCAAGTTAAAACCTGGGTTTCAAAAGGCACCCTTTTTAAATATTTTCTGACTAGATATAAATGGATTACGAATACGGTATGAGACCAGCAACTAACCGTATGGCTATGGCACGTGGCGCCAAATACATGAAGGTGCACAATCTCCCTGGATGGTACAATACTGGAGGCAATCTGTTTGGCGCGACACGAGTGCGCCCAGTACTGAATGCCAATGAGCGTGCAGCTAGACGCAAGCCAAAAACCTCCATCAGACCCAGTTCTCCTGCTTCAGTCTTCAACTTTCCCAATGTCAATGTGAATGCTGGAGGAACAAACAAGTGGACAGTGCCAAGACAGTCGGCTGTCAAGATGTACAACAAGCGTTCTCTGATGACCAAGATTACTGGCTCGATTGGCCTCAACTCAAAGGGTATGGGTTGGGCAAAGGTCAAGGGTAATTTTGTACCCCTGATTGGCACCCGCTCCAAAGGTGGAGGCTATGTAGTGAACATGAAGGGTATGAACAAGCCAGCCAAGTATGATGATGTGGTGAAGGGTATCCACTCATTCCGCATCTAAATAGGAGAACCTATTAGAAAGTAATGGAGAAGATTTTTATAAAATACACCATGATCACCTATACGTATGGAACACTGAGAACAATAGCCTATGCACCACCTTTAAAAAAGGAAGAGTATGTGACGGATCGTATAGGGCGCATATTCATGCATACTATATCAGCACCATTTATGGCTCCAGGGTATCTATTCACAGATCTCAGGAACATAGAACATGTAGTACGCAAGATGCCCGGTTCAATCGACCATAGTCCGTGGTAATAAAAGTGTGGAAGTCTAGAAATACAAATGAGCCTTTCAGCTCTGTGCAAGGTTTGCCTGTACTACAACCCATCTGACAAGACGTGTGCACGCTCGGTGGTTGCTATCAGCCATAGCAAGATCCACCACAATTATGCCAAGTCTGTTCGGCTCGACAAGAATCAGTGCGGACCTCAGGGGGATTGGTATGCTGAGCTCCCGACGGAAAAGACTCCAGTCGAAGAACTTTTCGAGTCTTTTGATATATGATATGTGCAGAGTGCTTGTTTATGGTGGTGGATGAAAAATACCACATCGAGTGCCAGAAGGCTATCTGGAAGCGAGTATGTGAAGAGTTTACTAAGGTCCGGGACAAGTCCCAGCCGCAGGATATGAACCGGCACTTTTGTTAAAAAGGGTGTCCTTTAATAACCCAGGTAAATGGGTGTGTATTTAAGCTATATATGAAATGGATACCTTCGAGTACATCAAGACTCTCGCTCAATTTCGGGACGAGTTCCCGGAGGAGACCAGGCCTTCGTGGGTGGCGATTACCACCATCACTATGGTGTGCCGTGGGGCTCTCGAAGGTATCAATCTGAAGTATGTGGCAAAGGTGTTCAACAAGCTCGAGAGTATCACCATCGTCTCAAAGGGGAGCAAGGCTGGGTTTGAATGGAAACTTCGGCCAAACTCATTCATGAATCAGGTGACTATCGGGTACACGGATGCCTTTTCCACCAAGGCGATCCGTCTCTTCCCGAATGGCTCGATTCAGGTGACTGGGTGCTCGAACATCCTCGACTGCAAGCGCGTCACCAAGCAGACTGAGGTGATTCTGAGTTACATCTTTGGCAAGAAGTTTGACATTCCATTTGAAAAGTACAGCATTGTGATGATCAACACCAACTTTTCCACCAACTGCCGTATCAATCTATATAAGCTTCACCGGCATCTTGCCAAGGACCCTACGTTCACTGCAACGTACGAGCCATCCAACTACGCGGGCCTCATTGTAAAGTTTTCGCCCAAGCGGGGTATGAAGCAGGTTACCTGCAGCGTCTTTTCCACGGGCAACATCGGCATCAATGGGGCGGAGAATCTGAAGGAGGTGGTGCACGCCTACAAGAAACTCAACGAGAATATCCTATCAGATCATCGTCACAAGTCTGATGAAGAGCCTCAGCTGCATGAGATTTTCATGGGTGCCAAGTTTAGCGAGTGGCTCAGGGTGCTAAAATAATATGTATAGATGTTAAATGTCGCAGAGAATTGGAATGGCTGACGGCCGTTGCCTCACATTTCTCGATAGTAACCGTGTGATGACCGCGAAGATGATGGCCTCAGCTGGCCTCAACACAACCGACAATGCTGGTTTCCGCCAGCTGCTGCAGGAGAAGGGCCCCGACGTGATTGGGTTCCAGAATGACATGAGCTGCCTGCGCCCCTGGGCACTCACATCTGATAAAGACAAGTGAAGCGTGTAATGTATGAAGATTGTTATTGACGGAAATATAGGGGTGGGAAAGTCTACACAGCTTCGTCTCCTAGAGCAGGTGGGGTATAGGGTTTTTAGGGAGCCTATCGATGACTGGTCACTCGATCTCTTTTACAAGGATCAGCCTCGGTGGGCCTTACTGCTTCAGATGCAAATCCTGAATAGTTTCCAGCCAGGTTCAACGTCTTCGATTACTATTCATGAGAGATGCCCACTTTCATCAAACTATGTGTTTTGGGCCAATCTCGTAAGAAACCAGAAGGTTACTCAGGAAGAGGACAGTATCTACCAAAAGTACTATGAGAGGCTTGGTTGGCAGCCAGACTTGTACATCTACCTGACGTGTTCACCAGAGGAGGCGCACGAGAGGATCAAGATTCGTGAGCAGACGGGTGACACGTCGGTGAGTCTGGAATATCTTCAGGAGCTTCACTCGTTGTACACTGAGCTGGCTATGAAGATTCCATGTGTTGTGATACCCATAAACGTCTCTGGGCGGTCTGCGCAGCAAATCCACAGTGAAATTATTTCAGTGCTAAAATTAGAGAATGAACTGTACGTCCGTAACCGCTCAGGGGAGAAAGTGCAGAAAGCCGGCACTTCTGGACGGCAAATGCTGTGTGCACCTCTCCCAAACATGTGCAATCTGTCTTGAAAATGTAACTTCTCTGAATTCCAAGTCTAGCAAGCGTCTTAGTTGCGGACATTCGTTTCATGCAACTTGTATCATCAAGTGGTACGAATCATCAAACGAATGTCCTGTTTGTCGAGCAAGTCAGACGGATGACCCAATCATCCAGCTCAAGGGGGCAATCGAGGAGCGAATGAGGCTCACGTACAACGATGCAATTCGATCCCTCGAATCCCAGCTCCGGACCGCCAGACGCCGTTATAGACAGCTTGCGGAGGATGACTAGCCTTAAAGTGTAACTATAGTAATATGGGAGATAGGAGATGCACCGGTCTGACAAGACTCGGCGGTCAATGTAAGTGCAAACCTAAACAAGAATCGGACCGTTGTCACCTCCATACCGAAGGTAACCAGTGCTCAATCTGTATGACTAATATGCTACCAAGAGCCACTAGACAACTTCCTTGCGGTCACACATTCCATGTAAGGTGCATAGACAGGTGGAAAAGATCCAGTAGAACTTGTCCGATGTGCAGGGAGCCATTCGATCAACCAATTTACAATATAACTATTACCATCCAGTCTAGCGTGGATGGTAATACTGCTACAGAGACTTATACAACGAGCAATATTCAGACGATGATTGAGAGTTTTGGTCTCTCAGAGACTGCAATCTTGGACGTATCGAGACGAACAGTCACTGATATTAATTTTGACATTGAGTTTGGTGAGGTTCTTGAGGAGGTGCTAAGGGAACTAGGCATTACCCGTTTTCGCGTACCCGGCTCTGACGCAGTAAACACCGCATAGAGTCTTGTACTTGTATCCGTAGTTCCGATCTGCAGTCAGAGGGTTCCTGATAGCCTTTCCCGATGCATCGACCATCAGGGGACGTGTGCCCCACCCCAACTTGTGCGCCCAAAGATTGATGGGGAATGTGATGATCCGACCAGGTACGAGCAACCTCGAATTCTTGTTGCTGTTTGGAGCCATGTTGCGAGCCTGGGTCTGAGCATTTCCATTGGTTTTATTGTTAATCATGCCATTCGTATTGTTACGAGCCTTTTCAAGCTTGTTTGCTGCATTACGAATGACTGCCGGTGTAACATCAAAGGTGAGAGCAAGCTCCTGGAATGTATCACCAGCCTTGATCTTGTAGCGAACAGCCCCAACTTGCTTGTAAAAGTGAAAGTCCCCGGTGCTGTTCCCATAGTCATTTTCAGGGGCTACGAATGCCATCACCTTGTAGAATCCTCTACGGCACACCGTGTTCGGGTTGCTGCACTTGTATACGTTACCTGGGTTATCAGCAAGAATACGCTGATTCAGACCCTTGCACGTTCTGAAATCAAGACCGTTGGCTGACATACCAGCGATACGTCCGGGTGTACTCTTTTCATTACGAGGATTTCTCTTCATCCACCCACCCTTTTCGTTACGTACCATGTTATTCCTTTTCGCAAACAAACCCGACTTGGGGCGGTTGTCACCAAACGCATAATCGTAGCAATTATTCCCTACCACGGCCCATACATCCGAGTCGAAGTTTGGCTCCGACCCTGAAAGAGGGAGTTTCATCTACTATACATCCGTGTTTTTTTCAGGATGTATACTAGATGATGTCTGTGCGCAAACTCCCAACTGGGCAGAAATTGATCGCACTTGTGATCTTTACATTTCTTTATACATTCCTATTGCGATTCCTCTGGAACAATGTACTGGTCAATGCAATAACTGTGATCCGTCCCATCAAGACTCTGTGGCAGACCCTTCTGCTGGCGATAGCCCTGACCCTCTGGCGTCTTCAGACTTAGAACTCGCGGTACCCCTCGATAATCTCACCACCCTTGTCCATTGTTGGGTACCCCTTGACAAACTCAGGGCAGCTGTCCGAGTCACAATCAACAAACTTATAAGGGATATTCTTCTCGTCGCAGTGCTTCAGCTGCTTCTTGGTCCAGCTACACCCCATAGTCCCGTAAATGGTCAGAGGACCAGTATTCTTTGACCCCTTGCACCCCTTGACAGCCTTGCCTGAACGTCTCGACATCCAGAATGCGACAAGAACAGCAAGCACAACACCAATAATGATCATCTTATTCATTTATAACTAACCGACATTATATTCTTTATTGTCCGTTGTGCAGCCGCTTGAGCGCCTGACACAAGAGCCCCTTGCTCTTATAAAGCCTTGGGTTGAGACCATGAGCCTCAGCCATAAGATCGAGTGTTGGACGATCGAGACTCTCGCACTTGATAAATGTCTTGTCGAACTGGATGCGTGGCATGGGTCCAGTCTTGTACTGACCCATGTTCATCTTGTGCATGAAGGGTTCACGGTTGGGCATCTTCAGAAGATTCTCCACCGACTTGAAGACACTCGAGATGGGAAGAGGTTTGGGTGCGACAAACTTTGGCGCCTTGACATTGAGCATGGGTGGAGCCTGCTTCATGTTTAGCACCTTGGTCTCTGATCTGACGTGTCCAGGCGCCTTGAAGGCGTGGCTGTACTTCTCCTCGAATGTAACCGCCTTTGGCTTGGCAGGTCTTGTATTCACTACTGGTGGTGGCAGAACAAGCGGCTTATACTCTGGCAAGGATACAGTCTTGCGAACATACGAACGGATACCTTTGGCTCTATAAATCTTTTCCATCTCAGCCTCTACATTTCTTCGACCCTGATTCTCGCGGAGTTTGCGTTCAGCATTCACCTTTGCCATATTCACCTTTCCATTCTGATTCTTGAACTTGTTCCACTCATTCTTGTTTGGCCCTGGCTCAGTCATCAGGTTCATCAAAACTTGAAACTGTGCACTCTTGTAAGCATTAGGTGGAAGTCTGTAGCTTATGCCTCGTACTTCAGCTGGAGCACGAGCACTGGCAGGAAGCTTCATCATCTTGAGTTCTGGGCGAACAAACGGCGTCTTGACTGGACCAGTAGCTGGTGCTCGTACGGGGCTCTCCACAATCTCACCCTCCTCTGGAGCATTGTACAGATTCTTCATAGGCTTGAAGTAAGGATCCTTCATGACGAGATCCAGAGACGCGAGGCTGTTGGTTGATACGTTGGGCTTGATGCGAAAATTCTTCACCTTGGCATCCTGGCGACCGTGATAGCCTGCTGGTAGACACCGCATCAGAAAGGTTCTCGTCTCGTCATACTTTCCACCAGATCCATGTTTCGTCAGCCAGTCAAACAAAGAGTTGAGAAAGAAATGCATGTCATACTTGTCGCTGTTACCAGGATATATACCATACTCGTTCTGCAGGTTTGGATCAGCAATCAGAGGATTCTGAACACCGGACATGACTGAAAGATTAAAGTCATAGATTACACATCTAAAGCCCATACTCTGAATACCGTAACCATTGTAAAAGTTGGAACGATTGAGTGGGAGATCACCTATAAGGATATTGTGAAGATGGAGGTCATTGTGACGGAATGATGGGAGCTTCTTCTGAATCTGACGGAGACCAGTCAGTACCTGGGCAGTAACTACCCTCAGTATGTCATCCGTCAGTTTCTTCTGAGTATGAAGTTGCTCCAGCATCTTGTGGAGATCTCCGCGCTGGAAGAGCTCCATCTTCATTATATATTGTTGTGAGACATCGGGTCTAAACTGGTTGCGCTTGAACGCACCTGGTTTGAAGTTGCGGCACCACGAAGCGCCATAGGTTGCGGGGACACACGAAGGGACGATATCATGAAGGGTACGCATAATGTTATATTCAATTTCACACGGTTGCACTTTGAAACGAACGTCCTTGACAGTCACTTTGACCGCCATGCTTTTGCGGTTGGCATTGAGGGCCGAGTACACCTTTGATGACTGACCCTCTCCCAAAAACTTGGTAGTACGAAGACTACACATCTACTACTCGGCTACAAAAAAACGCAGGCTGGAATCTTAGACATCTGACGGGATGTCAATCTCATCGCTAGCTGCATCATCGGTATCCTTCTCAACCGTAAAGGCAAATGCCGTCAGGTTGGCGCGAGGCATCTTCATCACCTGCTGGAGGCGCACAGACACACCAAACTTGTTGTCGATGAACCAAATCTGGTTGAGCTCGACAATAGTAAACACCATAGAGCCCTTCTCGATCGAGTCAATCTGAGCGACGCTGCGATCCTGCTCGAAGCAAGAGGGCAGAAACTTGCCCTCGCGAGTGGTGGGCACCTTGAGCTTCAGCGTAGGGGCGTAGTCACCCTTGCTCAGCTTGACCATAGGCTTGAACAAAGCCTCCTGGAGAATCTCCTTCTTGTACGGCTTGCCCAGGAACTGGGTGCTGTTGTCAACCACGTACTGGAGCACACGCTCATCGAGATCCTGGAGAATCTGGCGCACATCGGGGTCATCCAGAGACAGATCGAGGCTGTACGTCACCTTGCCCGAGCCCTTGTCGGTAAACTCGCTCAGGCCAAAAGGAACGCGCATCGCCGGCAGCTGGATGTTCATCTTCTCACCAGAAGAGCCCTGGAGGTTGATAAACTTGCCACCCAGCTTGTTCTTCTTCAGGTCGCTAAAGTTAACCATGTCAGCAGAGAAGTTGTTGAACAGAACAATGGAGGAGGCCATCTTTGCTTTCTATATATCAAGGGCTCCATCTCTTTAGGCCCGGATCTTGGAGATTTAATCTTGGGTACTATAAATGGGTGGCATGGGCCTTGAAAAAAAGCTCGACTGCGGTTGTGGCTGTGGAGGTCTCAAGAAGAGTGACAAGGTCAAGTTCAAGTACTCAGTGTACTCAGCACTTGTGTTTTTCCTTGTATCAAATCCAGAGACGTACAAGCTGACGTCTCAGTTCTTTGGCGACTGGGTGGCGGGGTCAGGTGGTTGCCCGTCAGCCGGTGGTCTGTTCCTTCACACAGTTGTGTTTTTGGCGATTGTATTTTTTTTGATGAAGATCCGAAACTAAAATCTAGGATAGTATAAATGGCAAAGTTTCTTACCCCCTCCAACCTGGTTGCAGTCCTCGCCTTCGTGATCGTCTCCAGCCCAGAGACCTACAAGCTGACCTCAGGCCTGGCAGGCGACTGGATCGCCAACGCCACTGGCCGCGCTCAGCCAGGCGGCCTGGTCCTGCACGCAGTTGTTTTCCTGGTGCTGCTGGCAGTGCTGAAGATGGTTCTGCCCAAGGGCATGTCCGGCTATGACGGCGAGCCAGCAGAGATGATGTAAATCAAAAATCTTCCACCCCGAAGAGTTTAGAACTCTTCATCAAAACGCACTGAATCACCCTCGGGCATCATATGCTTCGAGTAATCCCCGACCCTCTTTTCAAAAAAGTTGGTCTTACCCTCCAACGAGATGTTCTCCATCCAGTCGAAGGGGCAAGCAGAACCATACACGGGCTCTACGCCAAACTGCTTCAGCAGGCGATCAGCAACATACTCAATGTACTGACTCATCTGTTCCGAATCCATGCCGATGAGCTTGCATGGCAAAGCCTCGATGATAAACTCCTTTTCAATCTCGACTGCACTCTTTACAATCTCTTGAATAATCCCAGCCTCCACCTTGTCTTGAAGCTGGTGGTACAACTCAACTGCAAACGTCTGATGCATACCCTCGTCACGAGAGATGAGCTCGTTCGAGAAGCACAGGCCAGGCATGATGCCTCGGCGCTTCAGCCAGAATATAGCACAAAAACTTCCACTAAAGAAGATTCCCTCGACGCATGCGAATGCAACCAGTCGCTGAGCAAATTGTAGACCCTTATCCATCCATAGCATAGCCCAGGTTGCCTTGTCATTGATACATTTGATATTGTCAATCGCCTTAAATAGTTGGCTCTTTTCGTCCGGGTCGCGTACCAGCTTGTCAATCATGAGAGAATAAGTCTCTCCGTGAATAGCCTCATTGAATCCCTGATACGCGTAAAAGGACCTCGCCTCTGCAATCTGCACCTCGGACCCAAAGTTCATGTCGATATTCTCGAATACGATACCATCTGAGGCAGCAAAGAATGCGAGCACCATCTTGATAAAGTGCTGCTCACCGGAACCAAGCTTGTCCCAGTCCTTCAGATCACCCCCAAGGTCAATCTCCTCGGCAGTCCAGAAGCTCCCCACCGCCTTTTTGTACAACTCCCAGAGGCCTGGGTACCTGATCGGGAAGGTTGTGAAGCGAGCATTATCAACGGTGAGAATTGGATCCATTATAAAGGAGGCGTCGGTTTTTTTTAAAGCACACGTAAAGAATAAACATACTTTGTAATCAATGGATGAATGTGTACGCAGACTCAGCCTCAGGATTAGGCTCTACAAGGTGGGTGGGACTGTAATCCACCACCAAGCACTCCTTGCCCGGTACCTGAGAACAGTTAAGAAGGTTGATTGCAAACTGGTTGATGGATTTATTGTGACTGGCGACAACGAGTCCTGCTGGCATTGCTGGATCGAGCTTGGGGATGGATCAAAGCAGGATATTACATATCACATTGCAGATATCCCTGATACCAGGGCTAGCCTTGTACACCAGGTGCCAGATGGGGTTGTACGAGTAGACCTAGCTGAGGAACGTGGTCGAATGATTGTAGATGAAAATATGCGACTCTTTGACTTGTTCCAGAGTGACGAAAAGAAGTTTTGGTCAGAGGCTCCCCAAAATGTGAAAAGTTTTCGCTGCGTTAAATAAGGATGGAGAAGACAAATGTATGGCATCCAGAGGAGCAAAAGTTTCTGAAGGAGCTTGAGAAGCAATGCAACTTGATGCAGGATTACTACCGCAAGGAGCACGTCTACTTTCACAAACTCTCTCAGAGATTCAACATACCGATCATAGGCATATCAGCACTCAATGCTCTTACAGCCGTTGTTCTTAATGAGTTTGTGGAACAGAGCTACGTGAGTATAATCAACGCAGTTCTCTCAGCAGGGACAGGTGTACTCGGATCAGTACAACTGTATCTGAAGGTGAATGAAAAGATGACGTCTGCTCTGAGATCTTCACTCACTATGCAGAAACTCGGACTCAGAATATCAAAAGAGTTGACCATAGAACCCGAAAACAGAGTTTCAGAAGGAAAGACATTCATGAATGAGTGTCACTCGGAATTCATTACATGCGTCGAACAAGGTAACCCAATCGAGAAACGAATGGATAATTTCATGTCACTTGCGAAAATTGCGAATGATCTTCCAACATCACCTAGACAACGTATAATGAGTATAGGTGAGAGACTTAGAGCGTTTGGTTCTTCATCCGGGGACTCCAGCCCTACAAGGGGTGAAGATTCTCGGACGGAGATGGTTTAGCCAAGGCGGGGATCGAACCCGCGACCTCTCGCTTACACAAGTCAGTACATAGAAGGCGAGCGCTCTATCCACTAAGCTACATGGCTGCGGATTTTTTCAATCTTTTCTTTGGACCAGTTACAGCTCCCTCCGTTACTGTAAACGATCCGATGAGTGTTATCAAATGTGTTAAACTCCCAACAAATAAACACCACATTTCCCTCCGTATACCCCAAGAGCGGATCAAGCCGCTCAAGTGACGCCTTCCACATCGACCTCTTCTCGAAATTCACTGGTATGCCACTATAATAGCATCTACCCTCCTGCCAAGTGAGAATATCAATTAGGTATTCAACCGTAATATCAAACTCACCCTTCCCAGCCCGCCCTTTCTTTCTGCATGCAGAAGACGAAGAGCGGGCTGAGGACCACAAATAACTCACAAAGCGGTGCACCGAGTCAGTAATCTGGAAATCTTGTTCAACGGGGGACGCAAGATGATTTTTAAACTCACTCACCTTTTCCGGTGTCCACTGACACGCCCCATTCATCTCATGGCAACATAACACGCAGTTTTCGGATGTGTATCCCTTTGAGGGGTCTAGGCGCTCTAGACTACACTTCCAATCGCTTGCTGTTAATAATACCATCGGAATCTTTAAGTAGTAGCAATGACCTTTCTGTGCATGCCAGATGTCAACCATCTGCTGAAACGTCAGAGTATGTTCAACTGCTTCACCCTTGCGAGCCAAACAGTTGCGGCGAGAGAAATGCCAGATGCGCTTCAGAACCCGCACTGGCTGAGCTTCATACGCTCGTCTCTCCATACATTACATGCATCAAACCTTTTTAAGTAGTATCAGTCTTTCTGAAATAAACACTCATCTCGGGCTTTCCGTCCCATGTAACTGCAATTCCTATGTAACTGACATATAGCCCGTCATCCATATCGATTTCTGTGTCATGTATCGAACGCAACGCCTCTATTAACTGTTTCTTGATCGAGGGAACCCTGACAAAAGTCTTGTATTTCAGAAGATATGAGAATAGATGGCGGCGGGTCTTTTTACAGTATATGATGTCGCACTTGTCCGGATGAATAGAATACATTAGAGATGAATATATGATAGGATTAACCTTGGTCTGAATGTACTCGTAGACGAATCTATAATGGGCGGAATCGAGACTGTGATACACGCACTCCTCATCCTTTCCTATGTCATATGACATTATGTCCCCCCCATACTCCACATACATCTCAAAGTCAGAGCCATCCTTACCAAACATTATAGAACTATAACTCTCGGGGTCATAGAGTGCTTTTGGAAACAACTCGGCAAAACGTTGATAGTTTTCTTCACCTACAAAGGCTTGAATAACAGAGTGATCGAGATTGTTAGGTGAAAACCCGTAGCACAACCGATCAGTGAAAACCCCCGACTCTTTCACCTTTACTGAAGTTTCTTCAAATAGAAGAGCCATATTACATAATAAGAGTTTATGAGTGAGGATTTCACTCATAGACTCTCCCAGCAGGGATCGAACCTGCGACTTCCAGATAGCGAAGCGGGGAACAAAGTTCCCCTTAACAGTCTGATACTCTACCAACTGAGTTATAGGAGAATATAAGCCTTTTTACGACTTGCCTAGGTCGAAAGATTCTAGGGAGATTCGAACTCCCACTGCAGGATTCAGAGTCCTGCGTCCTAACCATTAGACGATAGAACCGCTCTGGAGATTGTTCTTGGCGAGGCTTGAACTCGCGACTTCTGGTACATAAGACCAACACTCTAACCAACTGAGTTACAAGAACTGATGGGTGCTCCTGTTGAGTTTTGATCTCAAGACCTTTCGCTTACTAAGCGAATGCTCTACCACTGAGCTACAGGAGCAAGAGGAATCCAGGGACTCCTCTGTCTGACCTACGTGAATCGAACACGTGACCTAGAGATGATTGCTCATCCAGAAACAGGCTTGGGTGCCTACAGTCTCTCGCTCTACCAATTGAGCTAAGGTCAGATGGGGTGACGCCTACCCCAAGTATACATGGGCCTATTTCTTTAAGTAGATTTTGAAGAGGATGAGGACTAGGATGGACCATAATGTGATGTGGTCTACTCGGTTCATCCACCCAATGGTATCTTTGGACAACTTGTTAAAATCCTGCTTGTAGCCTGGTGGCTTGAATGGAAGAAAGATATAGCGACCAAAAGGTATAACCGTTGGTTTTATCTTATCCTTGCACTGGTACGAGTAATCATACCATGCCATGGCTATGTACGGAGCCCAGAGTAGGAAAAAGAGAATGTACAGATTCTTGGGTGGCAGAGTCCAATATCCACCCGCTAGAATCGCTGAAAATATTACACACTTGATATTGAACGCAAATTTTCGGCCACCGAATATTCCACCAGCCATACTATACACTGAGGAAAAGTCTACCCTTCTTTATGATTCCGGCTCGGCACATGGGGCATCGGGTTGAGACCTTTGTTGCGCATTCATCACACATAGTGTGGCCACAAGGGTCGATAAATACATTAATCGAACGTTCAAGGCATATAAAACACATGTATTTATTGAGAATATCAGCATCCTTGCAAAGTGAAAATGCTCCCTGATACTTCTGAAATTCTCTCGTAGCCTCTGTATACTCAGCCCTGAGCTCATCCAGCTTCTCATCCTGAATAAACTGATCAATTATTTCACCGAGACTTTCCGTATACTTGCGAGTCTTGTCAAGCTTGTCTATGAGATCAGTCACTGTGTTGATTTTCTTCTGTGCTCGATCAACTCTGTGCTGAATATCAATCAATTTATCAACTGCCGCTCGATATTCAGGTATAAGCTGGAAGATGTTACACTCGATGCGAGGTGCATCCGTGTCAGAAGGTCCTAGATTGAAGAACCGAATCTTGTTGAGCTTGTCCTGGAATGACAGGGTTGAAAAGTCAACAGTCTCCTCTTCGTCGAGTACTGCATAGTTCATCTATTCTAGCTAGCGAGTTTTCTAATCATAATTTGACGATCAGTGATCTTATGTGCTTATTCAGGAATGGAGTCACTATTGTAAGCATAATCTGAACCATAAACGAAGGGTTGACAATCATAATCTTTTTCAGAGTTTGTGAGTATTTGGAAGAGATGAGCTTGGCTAGGCTTATCGCGACATCCACCTCGAGCATATGTTCAAAGGAAAATCCTTCCGCGTCAAACACCCACACCCAGTCACCCACAGTCGACAGCTTCTGATCATAGTGAAATAGGATCCCATCCCTGTCCCAGTACTTGCTCGCCTCTGCAGGCTTGGTGTACATGATGACTGTGCCATCTGGTAGGGTTTCAATCTGTTTGAATGAGTGGCTTGTAGGATCCTCTGCACATACAGGACATTCCATTATTTTGTAACTACATATTAATGGATGTGCTTAGACACTCGACAAACCTGAGTATTTTGGCACAGGCGGTCTCAGCTCTGTTTGCTCAAAAAGGTTTATGGATCAAGGAGCCAAAGTTGCTTGCGCAGACTCTGAGGCTCGAGTTGCTTGTGACGGCAATCCAGTTTACATTTTATGTTGCTCTTCTTCGCAACATCAAGCTTGAGCACATGGCAATCACTCGCTACTTTGACTGGTTCCTGACAACCCCTATGATGTTGGTGAGCATGTCATCCTACTTTTTGTACAAGAAGGGTGAACGCTCAGCTGGTGTGATTGCCAAGAAATACAAGTCGCAGTTTGTACGTATACTTTTGTACAATTTTGTTATGCTCCTAGCAGGCTATCTGGGTGAGATTGGGGTTATACCAAAGACGAGTGCAGTTGTGATTGGTACAGCTGCATTCTTCATGACATTCAGGATTATATACAAGGAGATGGGTGGAGCCGGAAACAACATCTTCAAGTTTATATCATTGGTTTGGGGGTTGTATGGTGTTGCTTATGTTCTTCCAGAAGCTGAAAAGAACATAATGTATAATGCATTGGATCTTATATCAAAGAACTTCTTCGCCATCTTCCTCGTCAGGGAGATTTCACTCAGTAGTTGAGAATCACTCCTGGACCCGAAGGCTTTTTTTACTATATACCTTCCCACCCTGGCTGCTTTTCCTGAGATCTAATGAAATATCCCGTCGCAAAGCAGTATATGGATACAAGTACGATTACGATTAACATTACGTATTTAGCTCTAATTATTCTTAAGTGGAAAGTTGACATTCACGAGTGCGTCACGTGGGTTGCATATCACGAGCTCAGACCCAAACTTGGGGTGATAAACGGATGATAGCTCAGGGGCGTAGTATCCATCATACCCATTCTTTCTGCAGAATGCGCAGATGCTCTTGTATGCGAGCAGATCAATGTCATAGAAGCTCTTGCGTCCACCCAGAGATGAGTGTGATCCACCAACCTTTTTGAGATTCTCCTCCATTATACCCCTCATATGAGCCTGATGACCAGTATTACTCACAATCCTGTTCACCAGTTTGAGTTGGTTCCCGACAGACATGGTCCCTGCAGCCTGATTCACACCAGTAACGAAAGAGATGCGGTTTTTATTGAGTTGAGAGATGTCCGACTGATTCAATAAAAACTTGATTGTACGATTGGAGAGCTTCAGTAGCCTCAGAGGCTTGCTAGTTACGTATTCACCTAGACGAGCTGTGGCATATACCTGAGCATGGTTCTTGGAAAAGGTGAAAAATACCGGCTTTTCATAGATGCGGTTATTGCTGCTGATACCCTTGTAAAGTTTAGTTCCTTCTGGAACCACCTGCAAATCTGGCAGGAGTGGACGCGGTGTGGGTCTAGCGTACATACTAGTTGACTACATTTTTTAGGAGACTCATGATCTGAGCCTTTGTACGAGCACTACTTGGAATATTGATTCCAGCCTTCATCGCCTTCAGACGTAGCTGAGCCACAGTCACTGGAACTGTAGAGTGCGCCTTGGCCACTGGAGCCTTGCGTTTCTTCCACGCCTCTATATATCTACTCTTCAGAGGAATCTGATTACTGAGGTTGGTAACGTCTATTTCAACGTCATATCTATCAACTCGTCTAGGTTTGTCAATGAGAAATATCTTTGGTGGTAAGATGTATTCTTTTTCACTATCATTTCTGTTCAAAAATGCAGGTGGATTACCCTTCCCGTAATTCACATACGGAACATTCTTCATCTTCTGTGTATTCAACTTGAGAACAACTCCACTTCCATATTTTCCACCACGAGCAAACAATTCAGTCTTGTGCTTGTCAGAAGTCCACGAGCTGAAAGACTTGTTCTCGAGATAACCCTTGCGAGCCGTCAGAGGCATATCTCTCAGACCTCGGTACAGATATTGAACACCCGATGGTGGGCCTCTTTTAGTAAGAGGATCTTCAAACGTGTTTTTGAAAATCTCAGCAGCAGACCTGTTATACTTGTTGGTTGATCTACCATACATATATTCCCTGATCCCCTTGTATCCTTTACCCTTATAGTCGCGAAAAGCCCATGCTCGAGCTTGTTCAATGAAACGTCTTGCTGGAATTAGCACACCACGTATCCTCGCATTTCTAGCCTTCTTAGCAGCATTATACCTGTTGTACTCGTTTCGCGATTCGTTCGATATGATACTCTCAAGGTTCATACTATAAAAGCATATTTTCAGACTCAAGAATCTTTAACATTCTTGGGCCCGAAGGCTGGGGGCAGAAAGCCCCTCGTGTATATTTCGCGTTTCGCTTGCTTCTGCAATGGTTCTCTAGTTGGAGAATGCGAGGCCGCCCATGCCAGACTGGATGCGCAGGATGTTGTAGTTGACTGCGAACATCTTCTGGATGGTTGCCAGGGAGGTGGCCTTGAGGGCGACGTACACCTGGGCGTTGTCAATGCGAGAGAAGTTGCAGGTGCCGGTTGGCTGGTGCTCCTCGGGCTGCAGGGCGAAGGAGTAGGTGTAGATGCCGGGGTAGGGGTTGCCGGAGTGGTGGTAGAATGGCTGCACCTGGTTGAAGTAGCGACCGTACTGCTCCTTGAAGCGGTCCTGGCCGTTGAGGATAACCTTGAACTGGTGCAGGGGCCCCACCTCGTACAGAGCTGGTGCGCTGTTGCCCTCCTCCGTCCATGTGGAGTACACGGAGGTGGAGACGGTGGGGGTACCCTTGAAGGTCTCGATGATGGTGTTGGAGCCGCACACCAGCTTGGGTGCGCCCAGGAACTGGGGCTCGTAGCAGCTGATGTTGGAAGAGGCCAGCAGGGTGGGGTCCACGGTCACGTTCACGTTGGCGTGGTTGGTGGTAAAGTTCCACATGGCGTTCAGCTGGGTGGATGGGGAAGAGTTCTGGTAGCACCACACCAGCTCCTTCACTGGGTGGTTGAATGCCAGGCGGATCAGCTGGGGGCTGGTCTCGCTGAAGCCGGCGGAGATGGTGTCACCGCCGCTGTGCTGCACCTGCTCGATCAGGTACTCGTGTGCCTTCTGGGCGAACCGGCGGCGCTCCTCGGTGTCCAGGTAGATGTAGTTGGCCCACACCTCGAAGATGGCGGTGCTCAGGTAGTTGCTGTAGTAGCTGGTCAGGTCAAAGTCCAGGCGAACCTCGTGGTACTGCAGAGCAATCAGGGGCAGGTACAGGCCTGGGTTGCGGTTGAAGAAGAACAGCAGAGGCAGGTACACGCGGTAGGGGGTGGTGCCAGTGCCGGTCATCCGCAGAGCAGCCACGGCGGTGGTCATCTTGTTGTACTGGGTCTTGTTGTCCTGGTTCAGGAAGACCTCAGCGTACAGGCGCCACCAGGTCTGGAAGTGCTTGTCGATGCGCTGGCCACCGATGGTCAGCTCCACTGCTGCGATGGCGCGCTCGGCGATCCAGTTGGAATCGTATGCACTGTTGTTGGAGGTCAGGTTAGCGGTCACGGACGAGCCCAGCACAGTCAGTGCGGGTGCCATTGCCAGGTGCATGTTGCCGACCAGATCGCCGTTGCGGGCAATGGTCACGGACACGCGGCCGCCGTTTGATGGGGTACCGTTCACAGTCTGCTGGATGAGCTCCATTGCAAAGTTGGTGTGGCGCTTGTACACTGCCTGGAAGAAGGTAACCTTGGGGTTACCGGTCAGGTAGACGTCCTGGGCGCCATAAGCTACGAGCTGCATAAGTCCTCCGGCCATTTTACAATACC